TAATTAGCGCGTTCCCATTCAAATAATCTGCGTGCACCCTCTTTACGTTGTGCTTCTAACAGCGTCATCTTATCCCTCCCTCCTTCGCGCTCACCGAATCCAGAACCCGGTCCAGGGCGCGGTGAAGGCGAACACGGCGAGCAGTGGGGGAGTAGTCTTTAGCAAACATGACAGGAACTTTGGCTTCACGTCCATACTTTGCAGCTTGCAATGAGCAATTAGGACAGAGCGTTTGTTTGTACCCACCAACGTCATATTGCCGCAGACCTTTGTTGCTTTTACACCCTGCAGCTTTGTGACCGTGCGATTCTGATTCACATTCGCAGAAATTCTCCACCGTATCCCTCCCCCTCGTCCTGCCGCTGTTCCGCATCTTATCAATCACCATGTGCGCCATTGTGAGCGCTGCGTCCAGGTAAGATGTAGCTTGGCCGTACTTACCAGACTTAGCTAGCCGTACGGCCTCGTCTAAATGATCTTGTGCCGATTCCAACTTACGATGCCAGTACGCTGGATCATCATCTAGCCTTGTCTTAGTAAGCAGCACCTCAGCGTCATGCACCAAACTGACGGTGGGTCTGTACAACGCATTGTAAGCGGTCTCGGCTGAACTGCCAGTGCTGCGAAGATGATTGCTTACAATCTCATCATGACGAGTGCGAAGCACTTCAGCAGCTTTGGAGTCGGTGGCCCTAGTTCCGCTCTCAAACGGTAGCAACTCACCCCACGTCCGCTCCTTCGCTAGGCCGCGCCGTGGGTCGTCACTAACGGGGTGAGGGTCGTGAACGAAGTTGCCTTTGTAACCGACAACTGCGTGCTCCCCACCTCGGGGCGATACGCCCAGAATGACGTGATACGACTTCGGCGGTCTATCGCGGTCGATGGGACGCTCCCGGTACTCAAGACCGTATGGCGCCAGGAAGCTGTCCACGCCCAGGTCCAGGTTGGCGTTAGGGAAGTCCGGGACTTGGTCCTCGACCAGATTTAGAAGCGACGCGATGCAAGTGCGGAAGCATGTCCCTGAATTTCCGACTCTCGATTGAACAAGCTTCAACACTCTGTCGCCTCCTATCTATGCGATTGTGCCACTTGCTAAGTCGCGCCCAACATGCTGATGCTCCAGCTCCCGCTCTTCACGCCACAAAAGTAGATTCAGCGGGTTGGTCTTCACTGGGACGTAACGCCCATCATCACCTACTGGTGCGTAGTTAGGCGCAGTAACCCGCTGGCGACAAACAGGGCAGAGATACGTGTACGTTCTGCCACATTGGCACATTTTGAAGGTCATGGTTCCACGCTTATCGGATTCGAGGTCCTATCCCTTGACGTATCTAGCGCGCCGTTACTTCAGGCGAACACGGTTTATTCGGATTTCGCTTCGCCAACCACTTCTCAAACTCAACGATAGTCATCGGCGTCCAGTCAAGCAGTATGTCTTTTGCACGGTGATGCCCGGCATCGTAGGCCGCTAACGCAGTGGCTTGGTTAGAAAACCCTAGCATTACCTTTGACTCGTCAAACCGCTTTCTATCACCGAGAACAGATTGGTCAATGCAGTAAATCCACAATGATTCTTTGTCGGGACCGACGTAACAATCTATACTATCACCATCAGCGCCTAGGTGCGACTTCAAATACCCATAGTCTGCCGGCATAATAGTCTGCCAAGGTTTCCCATGCTCGTCACGTCCATGTCGTGGGTAGCCTTTAGGCGTCTCAATAACGATCGGCAAGCCGTGGACTTCGATCTCCGGGCCGGGTCCGTCGCTGTCCGCAGCCTTACCGGGCCTCTCCACACCCCTATTTGATGGAGCCTGGTGGCCCGTGGCGGCCTCCGCACCGCGCGGCTGAGGGTTATTAGGCCCAGGCTCGTTGCCTCCGCCCTGGGAGGTCTTCGCCTTGGCCACCCGGTCCTCTTCTTTAAGCGCCTTGGATGGCGAAGAGGCCGGGTTCAATCCGCCTGTAGGAGGTTCCGGCTTATCGCCGCCTTCCTCACCTACAGCAGCGCCGCCGAACAAGTCGCCGCCAACTTCACCTTCTGAAGATACCTCATCGCTCAGTTTGGCGATGTCTTCATCAGTAAGGTTGCTGCCGATGCCGGTAATGTCACTAGACTGCTTAACTTCCTTGCCAACCACGCGAGGCGACATCACTCCGCCGTTCATGTAGACGGCTAGAGTATCAGCGGTAGTCTTTGCCAACTCAGACTTTTCCTGCTCAGTGAGTACGCGGATGGAGGGAAAGTTCAAATCCATATCAGCCGGTACTTCGCCCAACTCGGAAGCGGCAATAACAGGGTACAGCTTCTCAAGTGCCGGACGAAGGCAGGTGTTAGCCTCCGTGGCCACCGTCTTCTCATAGATGCGCTCATCGCCGTCGCCAGCTTGACCAAGACCGTTAAGCGTGCGCCCCCAGAGCAAACTGACGGGCATCTTGGCCGCGCCGGATACGTCTAACTGGAAGGATTGTTTCAGCTCGGACAAACCACTGAAAGAATACTCTATCTTGCTAAGCTCTCCGTCTTTAGGAAGAATAACTAGCGATTGATTACTAAGCAGCTCGTTTACGTCCTGCATGCGCTGGTAAAACTTCTGACTAGATTGCGCCGTGCTGCCAAGCCCGCTCAGCATGCCGGCAAGATCGTCATTGCGCATGCCGATGATCTGCGCACGATAGCTCAGTGACAACGCATTGTAACTCACGTTGTCGTACGACATGATGGTCTGCACTACCGGAGCCAGTATCGAGATACCCCACCCGGAATAAGCAGATTTCTCCGGTTCCGGCATCGTGGGACCGGTAAAGCGCAGTATGCGCGAAGAGTGAACCTTGAACGTAGCGCCGCCCTTTGCAGACCTGCACTCATAGTACTCCGGCAGACCTACGTCCAGTGGGCGCTCAATATCATCGCACATTTCAGTTGATGGAGTGATGCCGCTCCAGCGGTCAAACACCGACAGACCTTTATACGCGCCAACCTGAATGTCGTCAAGATTGAGCGGCTGGTCAAGCTCATTCTCGTGGCCCTTGATGACAATTAGCGCGCCCGCACCACCGAACAGCCGTCCCCAGATCAACGCCTCAAGCATTTGGCTCTTGGTGTTAGTCTTCCTGACGGCGCGGCTCATCCGGTCCAAGTCCTTGGGGTCTATCTCACCAAGAACGTTCGGCCACGTTTTGACTATGTCCTGCGCCGGGGCCTCCACAATTCTCCTGGCAACCCAGCTAGTCTCGAACATCGACAAAACTGCCCAGTAGTTCAGAGTCCAGCGAGTGATGTCATAACTAGTGCCGTTCTCAAGACTGGATGTTCCAGCGCCGGTCCTGGCAAGCTGGTTCGAGAAGAAGTCGAAAGCCCTGGCGTTCTCAGCTGCTTGAAGACCCAGCGCCTGCGCTTGAAGACTGGGCTTAGTGCGCTGCTTGCGTACATCCCGGAGCAAAGAGTCTAGGGCCTTATTAGACGTTGACTTACGCTTGGTGGTTGCCATTGTACTCAACGCCTAACCTTTCTGCACAGTATAGTCGTCACTGCGCATCTTCTTCCCTGTCAAGCCAAATTACTTTTTCTTCCGAGTAACACACCGGCCTGACATCTGACCCGTGCTTCACAAACGCCCAAAGTAAACGTTTCTCTGGATTGACTATGGCCTTCAACACCTCGCCATCCAGTATCATGCCGTTGACAATGAGGAGGTCATCAGCGCGAACAACGATACGCCGCTTGGCTGTAACCACCGACGACCTCCTAGCTTTGATCACTGTTGGACGTAGCTGACCATTCCGTAGTGGCCTGCACCGACAGTAGTAACACACAGTGCGTCGCCTAACTTGTAAAACATGCCGGCACAGTACACTGTCCAAGCACGAACTCCGACGGTGATCTCAATGGGTGGTGGCATGAGCAGTAATACCAAATGTTTTTAGGAAAGCCTGTTTACCCATCGTAGTGACTGAGCCATGATGATGAACTTTGGCCGGAAAGCGAATGTCGTCCACATCTAGAACAGGTTCACTGTAGCATCGACAATTGGGACATGACCCTGCGGCGTAAGTTCCCAGCCCAGACTTCACACCCATCAACGCCTCAGGCGAAGGTGGGTCAGTCCAGCTACAAAGCACGTCTGACATGTGCGCATGGCTTCCACGAACACGCGCATCATGCGAAGTACGCCACACGTACCAACTCAAACCTAAGTCTTCACTACGTGCCTGCGTAAGCGCACTACTCGCCTTCGCCGTCTCCGTCCTGGAGATAAGCTGCACCCTGGAACGAAGCAAGATAGGGAACCGCAATCGCATCATCTTCGCCACCGTCCCAGCGCGGGCACCGGATTGTTGTGCTTTAGTTACTTCATTAACCAGTGTCCGCGCGGTGTCTAGGGGGAGGGAGCTGATGTAGTTCGCGTTCTCGGCGATGAGCTGATTGACACGATGGCCGGTAGAAGTATCTGTAAGTTCCTTTTGGAGGTAGGCGTAAAGCTGCCGTGACTTCTGCGACTTCGCAGCCGCTTCGCGCCACGTCCTAGCATTTGATACTGCGGTCCACTGATAAAGCCGCTTCGACAATTCAACTGAAGCCTCTTGAATGTCTGCCTGCTGGCTGCGTTCATGAAGCTCCTGAAGCCATTCGTCCAATGTCTGTGACGGCATTAGAGGCTTCAGGATGCGTCCGGTTATTTGGCGCAACCCCTTAGCATAGGCATCAGCGAGCCGCTTAGTAGGGCCGAACTTAGGCTTGGGTGCCATACATCCTCACCGCCTTACTTCGCCTTCTTACTGCCGCTCTTGTACCCCTCGCCGTACGCCTTCTTGAGCCAAGGCGTCCAGTCAGGGCGGGGATTGGCGGTATGAGCTTGTAGCGCGTCATTCCCGACACCACTGCGGCTCGTGATACCTGCGGATCAACCGCCATGGAGTTTGATGGCACCATTTCGCGCGGGCCGCGGCCTTGTCAGTTACGTCCTGGTGCTGCGCGAACAAGACGATTCCAGTCTCCAGAGAAGCCGAGGTAGCGTGTACCCGCGATAAGTTGCGGCGTGTAAGTTCCTCGCTGATTGGTTCCTGCTCGGCAAGAATTGCGTCTCCTTTCACCGGATCGTATGTCTGCTCGAACGCAGTCTGCAACGCCTCGTAGCGATCCTGGAGCGCCGCAGTTGATTGCTGCGCCAGCGGAACCTGCGCATGGCCCACGGCCGCCAAAACCACCAAGAGCGAGATGAGAATCAAGGTGCGCATCATACCGTTGCCCCGCCTTTCCAGAGCGCCACTTCCTCAGTCTTCGCCATCTTCTTAGCTCTCCATCACTGAGATTTTGTCGGTAACGCCCATCGCCATACAAAGAGGGTCTGCCAGCCAAATGTATCGAAATGCCCACTCACCGGGGTTCGACTTGAGCTTGAACACTTTGCCGCGAGTAAGTTTGAACCTGATCACACCAGTCACCGCTGAGCATCCTGCCGCTTTGAGCTGCTCCAGCAGGAACTGGTTGAAGGCGACGGGGCCGGTCTTATCAGCGACCAATCGACCCAGCGTCTGAGCGTCGACGCTAATGCCGATGGGGCGGTCCTCCAGCGGCAGCTGCTCCACAAGGGCGTGGAAAGCGGCATCGGTCATTGGCGCTTGACAGATAGAAGGGTCGCCGACAATCCGATCGGCCCATTTCCTGCGCCATTCTGCACTCTGCTCTAAAGGCTCCAGTATCACATCACTCATTACGCAGTTCCTCCTTGCAAGAGTCCACGTTTGCGATAAACACATAATGGCATCGCCTGGCAGGATGGAACCAGGCTACCGGCTTATTATCCAGCGCCTCTAGGTCAGGCTTAGGCTCCACCCGGTGACCGCCGATGTCTGGCAGGAGAATGATGCGCTTCGTACGGGCCATGGCATAACCTCTAACGACTAGAAAATACTGCCGCTCCGATAACATCCTCTATCCGCTCACCATCAAGGGTTTCCGTACCACCCTCTTCAGTCGCTGTGGCATCTACCGGACCGGCCAAGAACCCGGCGACCGCAGCCATGGCATCACTCAGCAGCAGACACTCTTTTAGGTTAGGCGTGGGGTCGGTGACGGAGATGGGGGCCAACTTGCCGTTGCAATAGTCATTGTTCGCCGTGGCGTCGTAGAGAATTCCGACCATCGGGTTGCCGTAGCTCGGAATGAGCAGAACTTTGTCTCCGTTGTGAGCCTCTCTACCGTTCTTGTAATGCATCGTAGTCCATCCTCCTCAGAATGGTGGTGTGTTACCGTTGATACTTTGAAAAA